TTACAAGAAAAACTATGTCAGTGTCGATTATGGTACTCAAAATGCCACAGTGTTCAAGCTGTGGGGATTGCCGTTAAATGATGAAGGCGTTGAGTTGCCATTTTGGTATTGTCGAGATGAGTATTACTATTCTGGAAGAAAAAGCAGTAAACAAAAGACAGACGCTCAGTTTGTAATCGATATGGAAAAATTCTTTTCCGATCATGAATTAAGCAAGAAAAAAACAAAGATTCTTTTAGATCCTTCGGCAGCATCATTCAAGGCGGCTCTAATAGAGACTGGTTTCATCGTTAAGTCAGCAAAGAACGATGTACTAGACGGCATCCGAACTATGTTAGCATGCATGGACACACATAAAGTTAAATGGTCTAGCAAGTGTAAGCACACGTTTGTTGAGTTTGGATCATATATTTGGGACAAGAAAGCTGCCGAACGTGGGGAAGATAAGCCCACGAAAGAGCATGACCATTGTATGGATGCAGATCGGTATTTCATTTACACGATACTGCGCACTCGTGCTGCGGGTATGAGAATTATGAAATAGGAGGTGTTGCGATTTGGATATGGAAACAGTCAAGAAAATCATTAGTGAAAATCTGAAAGGTTTTCCCAGTAAAATTCGAAAAATCAGAAAATCAGAACTCTATTATGAAAATAAAAACGACATCTTACGTAGGCGAAATCCCTTAGTAGATAAAATTAAAGATAAGGATCCCGACAATCCTTTGAGGAATGCTGATAATCGTATCAGTCATTCTTTCCATCAACTTCTAGTGAATCAAAAAGCAGCATATGCTATGACTGTACCGCCACTGTTTGATGTTGATGATAAGACATTGAATCAAGAGATTGTAAAACTCTTAGGTGATGTTTATCCTAAAGTGGCCAAAGACCTATGCATCAATGCTAGTAACGCAGGAATTGCGTGGATACATGTGTGGAGAGATGAAGAAAATCATAATTTCTTTCGATATGCGGTCATTGATTCGAAGCAAATCATACCGATTTACTCCAAGCGATTAACTAATCAATTAGAGGGGATTTTGAGAGTATATGAGGATTATGACGATTCGGGAGATGTTTTACTAGTTTATGAGTATTGGAATAATGAAGAATGCAGTGTTTATTCTCGAAAAAAAAGTAAGACACTCGATAATCTAGAGGAATATGAGGTGTTTAATCTCATAGATGTTGCAACGAATCAACCTGCTGGCGCAACAAACACCTATAAACACGGATGGTCAAGGCTACCATTCATTCCGTTGAGAAATAATCCTCTACAACAGCCAGATTTGGAGATGTATAAAGCCCTTATTGATGTTTACGACAAAGTCTTTTCTGGATTTGTTAATGATGTTGATGATATTCAAGAAATCATTTATGTGTTGACCAATTACGGCGGGGAAGATAAAAAGGAATTCCTGAGTGATTTAAAAAATTATAAAATGGTTCAGGTTGAAGATGATGGACAAGGGGCTAAAGGAGGAGTTGATACACTCGCTATTGATATTCCAATTGAAGCACGATCAAAGATTTTGGAAATGACGCGAGATAGTATATTTGTCCACGGTCAAGGTGTGGATCCTCAGAAAAATATCGGCCAGAACAACAGTGGCGCCGCTTTAAAATATATGTACTCATTACTAGAACTTAAAGCGTCGATGTTAGAAACAGAATTCCGGTTAGGATTCGCTGAATTGATCCGTTTCATCTTAGAGTATTCTGGTAAAGATTCAAACGTTACAATTAAACAGACCTGGACTCGTTCTGCTATAAACAATGACCTTGAGCAAGCGGACATTGTTAGCAAACTCGCTCCTGTGACCAGCAAAGAGAATTTAGCCAAGGCCAATCCAATTGTTGAAAATTGGGAGACAGAAGTTGCCAACCTTAAATCTGACTTAGAGGAAACGTTTCGAAGTGAGGATGATTACAGAAAGGAGCAAAACGATGAATAACACATTTATGGTTTTAATCTTTCTGTGGATTATTCAAGCTGCTGTAAATTTCTATTATCTGCAAAAACGAGAAATGCGAGATCAAAAAATGATGGTTACTAAAATGCGTAATCTTTATCAAGAGGAAAAAGCGTTGATTGCAAAAGAAGCTGCTTTTAAATCAATAGCAGATAATTATACTTTCGATGCGATTCAAGACGAGGACTGATCTGAATGAGATATTGGCAAAAACGTTACCTACAGATTTCGATTGATCGTGATCGAAGGGACCAAGAGTATATTCGACAGATGCAAAAAGAATATAGGCGTTTATCAAAGTCAATGTACAAAGAGATAAAAGGATGGATCGACCGATATGCCGATAACGATCAAATTTCATCTAAAGAAGCACATCAGATTTTGTCCAAGAAAGAACAAAAGACCTGGTCAATGACATTGGAGCAATTCCGGCAAAAAGCAATATCGGGCGGTTACGAGCAAGAGTTAAATCGTGAGTATTTCAAGTCAAGGATCAGCCGTCTTGAACAACTACAGCGACAGCTTTACTTCGAACTTGCCGAGATGGCAAACAATCAAGAAGCAGCGCTGCAATCATATTTAAAAGAATCACTTAATGAGAGCTACCTGCGTCAGATCTATGAGCTGACCGATCAGGGTGCTTTTTCTTTGGACTTTAGTCGGTATAGTAGCTATGCATTGCAAGTGGCCATATCCAAACCGTGGAAAGGAAATAACTTTTCAGGAAGAATTTGGAAAAACCATCTAAAAACCATTCCGGATCGCTTGTCAAAAACGATGTCCTTATCAATCCTACATGGCTGGGGCGTGGATCGTACGGTCAAAGAAATGATGTTTGGAATCGATTCTGTGTTGCGTAATAGAATGACAACTCTAGTCCAAACTGAATCGGCACACTTAGCTGAAGTGGCCAATGATAAAGCAATGGCTGAAACTGGAGTAAAGGAGTGGGAATGGCTTGCTACTCTTGAAGCTCATACCTGTGATCGATGTGGTGAATTTGATGGTAAGACTTCAAAAGAGTTGAAGGAGAAGCTTGGATACATTCCCAGTTGTCCGGATCACCCGAATTGTCGTTGTACTCGTGTTCCTGTCATAAATGGGTGGAAATCTAAGTCAAGATGGCAGAGAGATCCAATCACTGGTAAAGGTTCAGTTGAGGATTATCAAACGTTCAATCAATGGAAAAGGAATGCCCTCTATGGATGATGATGAACTAGAAGAAGTATGGGAACTAGAGGATTTAGGTATTTTATAGTCTAGCTTGCTAGGCTTTTTGTTTTGTCAAAAATCGACCGGAACGTCGTTAAACTACCAAATCCAACCGGTGTCGTTGCACCGTAAAATCTCGAAAGGATGAACAATATGAAAAGAGAAGAGCTAAAAAAAATAGGACTGTCTGATGAGCAAATGGATGCGGTGATGGCAGCACATGGCCAAACTGTTCAATCACTTAACACTCAGATTGCTACATTACAACAGTCAGAAACAGATTTAAAAGGACAATTGTCTAGTCGTGATAAGGATCTTGCTAAGTTACAAAAAGACAATAAAGACAACGAAGAACTGCTAGGGCAGATTGATTCTTTGAAGAAGCAATATAAAGACCTAGAGAAAACCAGTAACGATAATTTAGTAAAAATTCAACGAGAGTCAGCGTTAAACTCTTTACTAGTTGAATCGAAAGTAAAAAATCCTAAAGCTGTCGCTGCATTGTTAGATGATGAAAAAATTGTCTTTAAAGAAGGAGAATTATCTGGAGCAAAAGAACAGATTGAAGCTCTACAAAAGTCTGATGCGTATCTGTTTGATATGGGCACCAAGCCGGGAGGATACAATCCACCTGCAGGACAGGCTGCAACAAATTACGTTTCTTTTGACGAAGCTATGGAAAAAGGTGACGTGGATGGTTTTTTGCGTCAACAAATTGAAAGTGAGGAAAATGAATAATGGCGAATGAAATTACAAAAATTCTGGATACTATTACTCCGGAACAGTATACAAAATATACAAATTGGTACGCAGAGCAACACTCGGCGTTCATTCAATCGGGTATCTTAGTACCAACACCAACTTTAGATCAAATGATCGTAGCAGGTGGGCTGTTAGTTACAATGCCCGAATGGAGTAAGACAGCGCTAGTTGATCAAGTCTTAGCTGAAGACAAAGCTCTAGAAACTGGTAAAACCAGTGCTGACAAACAAGTAGCACCAGTACTTTACCGTGGAACGGGGGCAGCGTATACGGATCTTGCCGCAATCACTGCTGGATCTAATCCTGCAACTCAGATTTTAAGTGACTTTGGTGTATATACAATCGAATCTGACCAAGAAATTTTGCAAGCAATCATCAAAGCGTTGTTCGCAAAAGGAACAGGACAAAACAAAGGGGCATTGGCTGATTCTCACGTATCAGATCAATCTGCGGCCAAAAATCCAGTGATCTGTCCTGAAATGGTTATTGATGCACGGTCGATTTTGGGAACTTCTCGAAGCAAGTTATCAGTGATCGCAATGCATTCTAAAGTAAAAGCAGAACTGGAAAAGCAAAATACTCAAACAAAACATTTTATTCCCGCAAGTGACTCTAAGTCTGGATTTGATACGTATCTCGGTATGCGTGTTGTAGAAGATGATGCATTACTACCAAATGCAGATGGTATTTATGAAACCTATCTTTATGCTACAGGTGCCTTTGGTCGAAATACTGCAACACCAGCAGACATGGTGACTTATGAACCTGATCGTGATAAAGCAAAAGGAAATAACATGCTTTATGTTCGACGCGCTCGTGTAATTCATCCTTTCGGCTTGGCTTTTGAAAATGCTCAAGTTTCAGGGCTAACGCCAACAAATGCTGATCTAGCTTTACCTAAAAATTGGAAGAAAGTTCGCGAGGATAAGAAGATTGGTTTGGTTTGTTTGCGGCACAAAATCAGTGCTGATTTAGAAGAAACGACGCCAACAACTGAAGGATAAGTGATCGTATGGAAGAGCTGAAAGAACGAATTCTTAAAAAATTGAAGAAGCTGAAAGGCATCGATGACGATGGTTCAAACGATGTCTTTTTGTTTGCAATTGAAACAGCTATTCAAGACATCCTGAACTATTGTCATTTTGAAATAGAAGATTGGCCGGTGGCTTTGGATAACACTACAGTTTTAATGTCAATTGATCTTATCAATGAGACAGATTTTTTTCTTAAAGCGGCAGAAGCTGAAGGTGAAATGAAATCTTTAAGCGAAGGGGATTTCTCAATCACAAAAGAAACTAAGGCAGAGGCATATCAAAAAATGATG